AGAATTACCTCCACTATTACACGAAATGCACGACTTTGTAAAAAGCCATTATGATAGTGTGGTAGGTTATGGAGTTGAGACAGACGATATGGTTGCAAGGTATTGGAAAAAGCTATCAGAAGAACTAGGTAGGGATCAGGTTATGATTGTATCAATCGATAAAGATTACAAACAATTCCCTTGCATTATGTATAACTACCATTATAAGCACCAAGAAATACTTGACATATCGGAAGATGAAGCTATGTATAATTTTTATGAGCAAATGATAATGGGAGATACTGCAGACAACGTAAATTACTTTAAAGGGAAAGGTAAAAGGTTTGCCGAAAAGTACTATGCAGATTGTCATACGAAATACCAATATACTAGAAAACTTTATCAATTATTTAAACAAGAATATAAGGGCAAAGCAAGACAGAAATATACTGAATGCTATAACCTTTTAAAATTATTAACTGAATGAAAGCAACGCAACCGCATTATGATAACGGAAAAGATTATGATATTATAGACGTGTGTAACGATTACGCACTTAATTTTAACAGAGGTAATATATTGAAGTATATTGCTAGGGCAGGAAAAAAGAAAGACGAACTAGGAGATTTATTAAAAGCAAAAGATTATCTTGAAAGAGAAATAAAAATTTTAAGAAATGAATAAAAACTATTTAAATATATCAGAACGTATTATTGAAATGACAGGAATAGACATTTTTAAAAATACTAGGAAACAGGAATACGTGCAACTAAGGGCTTTGGCTTGTTACATATTTAGGGAGAAAATGAATATGCGGTGGATGAATATTGCAAACTTTTTTGTCTCAATGGGCAAATCTATGGATCACGCAAACGCAATTCATCTAGTTAATATGTACCCGGTATATGCAAAAGATGATCCCGAACTACTAGAAATAGAATCTTGCTTTGTTTTTGAAGATCACGAAAACTATGATGAAATAGACAGGGTAGGATATTTAAAAAAGAAAAATGAAAAGCTACAGGAAAATGTTTATAAACTAAAAGCAGAAGTTAAAGAATTAAGAAAAAAGCCCACCTACAATTTAAGGGATCAAAAAATGCTAAACCTTTTTAGTAATATTCCTGATAATAAAATAGATGAAGTAGTAGAAAGAATAACCTTAATGAAAAAGTCTTGGTCTTGGAAAACTAAGGATAAGTGTCAAGTAATAGAAAGCAGTACGTCAATGGACGGGATGCATTGGTAATAACTAAAATAAATAAATTATGATTGAAGCATTGGGCTGGATAATGATTGCCTTAATTGTTGCAGGATTTGGAAAACAAATAGGTAAAATTTTATTTCCTGACGATTGGGAATAACAGATTTACGTTTTATTACGTTATAATAGAAATATTTATTATGGAATTATTACGTTATGAAATTAAAGCAGGGGTTTTTAAAGGGGTTTTGTTTGGTATCAGGCATTACCCTTTTGAGGATGAAAAAATATACGAAGAAGACATTGTTCTTTACTTTGGGATATTTCAATTAGTAATTACAAAAATATACAGAAAATAATTTTTTTGTACCTTAGAGGAAAATATTAATTATGATCAAAGCGAAAATACAAAAGGTTAGCATATCATCAGTAAAAGAAAATGATGCAAACCCTAGATTTATAAACAAACATAAGTTTAAAAAACTTGTGGCTAGTGTAAAAGAATTTCCTGAAATGTTATCACTTAGGCCAATAGTTGTAGATAAGGATAATATTATACTAGGTGGGAATATGCGTTACAAGGCTTGTAAGGAAATAGGCCTAAAAGAAGTCTATATTATACAGGCAGATGATTTAACGGATAAGCAGGCACAGGAATTTATTATTAAAGACAATGTAGGTTTTGGGGAATGGGATTGGGATATTCTTGCAAATGCTTTTGATAATGTCGACCTTGCCGAGTGGGGGCTTGATGTTTGGCAGCCCGAAAAGGACGAACTATTGGACGAGCCATACTCACCTCAACCCAACTTTGAGGACGAGGGCGTGGGGTACAAGGAGCAGTACGGAGTAATTGTAAACTGCCCTACGGAGTTGGAGCAGGAGAAGATATTTTCTCAATTAACAAAGCAGGGTTATAAATGTAAAATAGTCGTAACATAATGAAAATAGAAGTAAGAAATAAAACAAAAAACTTTAACAGTTACAGGGCGGCAAGGGTTAAGTCACTATTTAATGCGGAGCGTGGGGACACGTTTAGCCTTGACGTTGATGTTCCCGTTGACTCGGAAGATTGGCAAATAGGAGTTATTGTTGGGCCAAGTGGATCAGGAAAAACTTCCATTGGGAGAGAACTATTTGGGGGAGGCAAAATAGAGGACTTATACTCGGGTTGGAGTAGGGATAAGCCCATTGTTGATGACATTGCGCCCGAGGGGGACTTTAATAAGGTTACAGGGCTTCTTGCCAGCGTTGGGCTTGGGGACGTTCCGAGTTGGTTAAGACCGTTCCACGCACTAAGTAATGGGCAGCAATTTAGAGCGGGTTTAGCAAGGGTTTTGTCGGACGGAGGCAGCGAGTCAATTATTGATGAGTTTACGTCTGTAGTGGATAGGCAAATAGCAAAGGTGGGTGCGCTTGCCTTTTCAAAGTCATTCAAAAGAACTAAGGGCAGAAGAGTTGTGCTGCTTTCTTGCCACTACGACATTTTAGAATGGGTGCAACCCGATTGGGTTCTTGATACCTCAACGGGCGAGGTTAAAAAAAAAACGAAATTGGAGGGCGACCAAGGTTTAACTTGGAAGTTAGGAAGGTCGACAGAACTTATTGGAGATATTTTAAACAACATTATTATTTAGACTTAAAATTTCCTCCTGCCGCAGAATATTTTATAGGCACAATAGACGGGGAACTTGTTAGCCACGTGGCTGTTATGCCAATGTTTACCGCCCACTCTTATAGAGCATCAAGGCTTGTGGTTATGCCCGAGTGGCAGGGCGCAGGAGTAGGTACAAAGTTTTTGGAGTACGTTATGGAATACCATAAGCAGGGAAATGGGCGCAGGGGTCATAGGCTACCTACATTATTTCACACAAGCCACCCGCAGCTAATAGGCTACCTAAATAGAAGCCCCAAATGGGTTTTAAAAAGCCAAATGCTTTATGGCGCAAATAAGAAAAAAAGCGGCGAGTCTATTGCTAAAGCACAAAGAGGTAAGACTAAAAAAAATATAGGGAGCGGCGCATCTAAAACAGGGGGCTTTGGGGGTCACTTTAGGGCGGTGCAAGGATTTAAATATATTGGACTAAAAGATGCTTAGAGTTTTTATTAGCGGACAAAAATATTTTGGGGAGCAGGTCTTTGATCTTTGCAGAAAAATGGACGGGGTTGAGATTGTTGGAGTGGCCGCCCCCATTGGGGACAAGTATATTGGTAAAGCAGCGGCAACTTGGAAAGTCCCAATTATTCCCTCGGGAAGTTTGTCGGGAGATACAATGCCTGATAATGTCGACTTGGGCATAACCGCACATAGCTTTGATTATATTGGAAGAAAGACAAGATTTAAGCCCTTATACGGGTGGATAGGATATCACCCAAGCCTTTTGCCAAGGCATAGGGGCAGGTCATCAATAGAGTGGGCAATTAAAATGAGAGAGCCTGTTACGGGGGGAACAGTTTTTTGGCTTAACTCGGGCATTGATAGGGGGGACATTGCCTATCAGGACTTTTGCTTTATAGATCCAAAATTATTTACGGTTGACCCTAAAAAGGCGGCCGCAAATTTATGGAGAAATTCGCTTCAAGAAATAGGTATAAAGCTATTCTCAAAAGCGATTAAGGATATTATTAATGGGGTTATTATAAAAACGCCACAGGATAAAAGGTTTTCAACTTGGGAGCCGTCAACAGAAGTAAAAGATATTTACAGGCCTGATAGTCTTATGCTTGAACAAAATAACAGAGCAGACGGGTGGCACAAAAAAATTAATAAAAATGAACGAAAGTAGACACATAAAAAAGGAATCACTACTAGCGGCACTAGAGCAAAGCCTTGGAGTTGTTACAGTAGCCTGTAAGAAAGCAGGAATACCTAGAAGCACATATTACAAATGGTTAAAGGAAGATGAAATGTTTTCAATGGCAGTACAAGAAATAGAAAACGTAGCCTTAGACTTTGCAGAAAGCCAATTACATAAACAAATTTCTGAAAATTCAACCGCTGCTACAATATTCTACCTAAAGACAAAAGGTAAGAAAAGGGGCTACGTGGAAAGACAGGAAATAACAGGGGCTGACGGAATGCCTACCAGCTTTGAAATTGAAATAATAAAAAGTGAGAATAAAGACTAACGTAGTTTTTGAGCATCTATTAGAAACAGATAAAAAAATATCAATAGAGCAGGGTGGAACAAGGTCAGGTAAAACTTACAATATCCTGCTTTATATTATATTTCATTATTCATTAAAGAATACAGGAAAGACAATAACAATATGTAGAAAAACATTCCCATCAGTAAGGGCATCTGTAATGAGGGAT